CGCCGCCCAGGGGTTGGACAGGTTCTCGGCCTCGGTGTCCGTGTCCTCGGTCTCAGGGTCGCTCGAGGGAGCTTCCTGCGAGGCGCCAGTCGCGGGCTTGCCGCGTCCGGTGTCGATGGAGATGTTCGCGAACGGGGTCTCGATGGACACCGTCGCGTCGGTGATGTCAGGGGTTGCGTCCTTCTCGGAAGGCCCGGTCTGGTCTTTGAGTTCCTCCTGGACGATCTCCTCGCCCACGACCTGCTCGCCGGGCTCGATCGGGCGGCCTGCGTCGTTGGTCTCAGGGGTGTCCTCGTCCGGGTCGTCCTTGTGGTCATCCTCGTCCTCGACGACCACGCCCCCATCGATGCTCTTGATCGCGTACTCGACCCAGGAGCGGGGGTTGGCCGGCACGCCGACCAGGGAGGTCTCGAGCAGCTCGACATGGTTGATCTCGAGCGAGCCACCCTTCTGGCGCTTGACGCCACCCTCCGGGATCATGGCTCCGATTGAGAGGCCGAGCTGCGTCCCGGACTGGATCGCCTCCCAGGCACTGACGGCCCGGGGGTTGGACTCGTTGATGGCGATGTCGAGCGTCAGGTCGTGGACGCTGGCGTCCTGGGGATGGGAACGGAGCACTGCCCGTTCGACCGACCCGGCCACGTCCTCGGGGACCATGTAGCTGTGGTTGAGGAAGATGGTGAGGTTGTTGTTCGCGCTGCGCTCCATGTCCAGGAGTGCGCTCTCGGTCATCGTGTCGCCGTGGCGATCCTTGATGGTGGAGCTGGCGATGCCGTGCAGACGCCTGCGGCCGTCACCGTCGAGGGAGGCCTTGAGCATCGGGGCGAAGATCTTGAACTTGTTCATGCGGGAACCTCCGGCGCTTCAGTACTCACGGCAGCGCTGACAAGCTTCGTGATGTACTCGTCGAACTTCTTGGCCGCGAAGTCCCAGGAGAAGGTCTTCGCGTGTGCGGCACCCGCGTTGCCAAGGTCCCTACGGAGGCCCTTGGACAGGTAGAGGCGCTCGATCGCCTTCGTGAAGGCGGGGATGTCGGGGAGCCAGTTGTCCTCGCCCGAGGGCACCGTGAAGGTGTCCTTGGGCTCGAGCAGGATCCCTCCGGGTCCGACCACTTCTGGGATGGCGGACACGTTCTGGGCCACGATCGGGATGCCGCACGCAGCGGCCTCCAGGAGACCCAGTCCAAAGCCTTCTCCGCGTGACGTGCTGACGAAGCAGTCGAAGGCGGAGTAGAGGAGATTGAGATCCTCGAGGGCCCAGCCCTCGAAGCTTGAATGGAGCCCCGGGAAGTGGAACCGCTTGGGATCCACGTTCTGGTTGCGGCTCAACATCGCCTGGAAGCGGATGCCATTGTTGGCACCCTCGTCCTGGCACTGGAAGTGGGCGTCGATGTCCGTGTACTTCTCCATCACCGGCCACAGGGCCTTGACGAGAGCCGGGTAGTCCTTGCGCCCGCTGTTGGTATCGACCCGCCCCACCAGGAACCTGTCCGGGTCCAGACCGAAGGCTCGCTTGGCATCCGCCCTGGTCTTGCACACGATCCCCGTCGAGCTGACCTTGGGCTTCTCGCTGATGGGCCAGAACCGTTCCGCGTCGAGGCCGTGGTAGACCAGCTCCGAGGGCTGGTAGTGTTCCTGGCCCCACTTGCTCATCGCGACGACGTTGGTGATCTTCGGGATCACGGTCGTCCAACGCGGCGGATGGTTGATCCCGTCGTCGGGGATGTAGGAGAGGATCGGCCGGTACTGGAGCAGGATCTGCTCAGGGTCGTAGCGGTTCTTGAACAGGAAGTTGAGCACCACCTGCGGGTCGGACAGGGTCACGATCACGTCCGGCTCGAACTTGCCCAGCATCTCGAGGATGCGGGACTGCCCGTAGATGTCCCGGCCGTCGAAGATGTCCGGCCGGTACAACCGCAGCGGTGTTGGATGATCGTGGCCTGGACGTTCGCAGGGCCATGCGTCTCCTCGGTAGTTGACCGCCAGGACCCGGATCTCGTGCCCGTAGTCCTCGACCAGTCGTTCGCCGATGCTGTGCGTGACACGGGCAAAACCCGTTGTGCAGCCGGCATCGCTCAACCAGAGAACCTTCGCCAAGGGAAACCTCCACGCCCCGAAGGGCTCATGGGTCGTCGTTGTCGTTCACATCGCCATCCATGAGGAATGGCGCTGCTTTCACGAGCCAGTTGTTCTCGACAGCGAAGAAAGCCGCGACCGCAGCCTTTGGGTCACGGCGCTCGAGCATCGCCAGGACCGCCACGCCGATGGCATCCAGGATCAACTCGTCTTCCCGAAACGACAGCACCGTCCCGTTCGGGCAATGGCTGACGTATCCCCAGGCAAGGTCGATCAGCGGGTGCTGACCAGCCGCCCACAGGACCGGGATGGGCTCAAGCGGGGGAACAGGCTTGCGGCGACCCCGGTCAGCACGTCGCTGTTCCGGGGTCATGGCTTGCTTGCGTGCGCGGAGGCGTACCGCCTCCCGCTTCCGGTAGTCCGGGTGCGATGCCCTCCAGGCGCGGTAGTAGGCCGCGTCCGGCATTTACTGCCGGCGGACGGTGACCGTTACCTGGGGGTTCGTCGTCTGGACACGACCACCAGCGTGGGTGATCTCCCATTGGACGAGGTAGGTGCCAGGGACCGCAAGGTCGTTGGCGCCCCATGAGTAGCTGACCCTGCCGTTCGGGCCGTCGATCACGGACCCTGCAGCATTGACGGTGTAGCGGTGATCGTCCTGGCGGCGCATCTGGAAGCGCACGCCATCGATCGTGGACAGGTCCACGACGGCCGTCGGATCGTCTTCCTGGTGGATGATCGCCGTGATGTCCGGGGCCGTGTCGCCCTGGGTGAAGACCAGGCTCATTCGATCTCCGCGTTGAGTCGGAGCAGTCCGAACCGCTCGTAGTACGGGGTCCACCCATAGGTGGCCGCCGACGTGGTGGCCTCGATCGTCGCGGCCGAGACCGTGGACGAGAAGGTCACCGCCGAGACGGTCGCCTCGATCGGCGGCAGGATGATCCGCCTGCTGATCGAGGCATCGATCGTGAGGTACCCGACTCCTGGCCCCGTGATGGTGGCATCGAGCCAGAACGTGCGGGCCCCGCCACCCACGATGACGGCATCGATCGTGAAGCCACCAGTCGTGGCTCCTGCGATCGAGGCTTCGAGGGGGAAGAGACCGGACAGGGTCTCAAGGGTGGTCGCCGCCGCCACGAAGGAGGAGGAGGCTGTCCCCGTGAGAACGGCGGCGACCGGGAAGGAACCGGCGAACGCCCCGACCTCGATCTCGGCGTCAACACCGAAGGAGGAGATCTGAGGGGACAGGATGACGGCGGTGGTGGCAAACCCGCCCATTCGGGTGGCCCGCACGGTCGCATCGACCGGGGTGCCTGCCGTTTGCTCCGTCTTCAGGACGCTGTCTGCGGCGAACCCACCGGGATAGGTTCGGCGCACGACCGCGTCCACGCTGATCGTAACAGACCGCGAGCCCGTGACAATGGCTTCGAGCGAGAATGCGCCAACACCACTGCCGGCGATCCAGGCTCCCGCGCTGAACGCCGAGACTGATGCGGAACTGATAACCGCATCGACCTGCGCCGCTACCAGGTTCGCGACGAGAACGACCGCATCGACGAGGAACGCACCGACGTTGGCGAACGGGCTGATGATCCAGGCCGCGACCGTGGCGGACCCCGTGACCGTCGCAAGAATGGCCGCATCGATGCTGGTGACGCCCATACCCTGGTAGGCGATGATGGCGTCGGTCGTCAGGGAGCCCGGCTGCGTGGCACGGGTCACGGCGTCGAGAGTGGCAACCCCCGATGCCGTTGCCCTGACGACCGCATCAACCGAGAAGATGCTGACGCCGGCCCCAGCCACCAGGGACGCCGTGCTGAAGGAGGCGACCGTGGGCTTGAGGACGATGCTGTCCGAGGCGAAGGATGTCTGGACGGGGCGCAGGATGGAGGCGTCGGCCGCGAAGCTCGACGTGGCGCTCGAGGCGACGATTGCGCTCAACGAGAACGCGCTGGCGCTGCTCGACATGATCGCCGAGTCGATCCTGAGCAGCCCGACGGCGCTCGAGAGGATAACGGCATCGGCCGACAGGCTGGACGCGGCCGTAGAGCGGATGACGGCATTGGCGTCGAAGGTCGACGAGATCGAGGCCTTGATGGCGGCGTTCGATCCGAACAGGCCGGTGCCCGACCGCATGATGGTCGCGTCGACTGCCGTGGAGTCGCTCGAGACCTTGCGGAAGACAGCGGAGAGGATGAAGCTCGCGTAGTACGGGCCTGCGATCCAGGCGTCGACGTTGGTGAACCCGGCCGTGCCCGAGAGCAGGAAGGCATCGACACTGATCCGCCCAGCCAGCCAGGCCTGAACCCTGAAGGTGCCGGAGATCCAGGCGTCAACCGTCGTCGAGCCAGCCTGGGTACCGGTTACGATGGCATCGGTCGTCAGGCTGCCCTGCTGCTCTCGCAGGATGACGGCGTGGGCAGTGAGCGTTCCCGTTGCCGTCTGCCTGACGACCGCATCAACGGCGAAGGAGGAAGCCCTGGACGCGGAGATCGCAGCGTCGACCGTGAAGGCCCCGGAGATTGAGGCCTTGATGTCGGCGGAGATCTGGAATGTGGACGAGGCGGTCCTCGCGAGAGCCGCATCGATCGTCTTTGAGGCAGTCCGCGACGACCTGAGGATGGCGTCGGCTGGGAAGCTCGATGCATTCGTGCGCCGCACCACTGCCGCGACCGGGAAGGAGCCCGGCTGGGCTGTTCTCAACACCGCCGCGACGAGGAAGCTCGAGGACATCGACCGCTGGATGGCGGCGTTCACCAGGAACGAGCCATCCTGAGACCGGACGATCAGGGCGAATGCACTGAAGGAGAATGGCGTGGGCTTGAGGGCGATGCTGTCCGAGCTGAAGGACGAGCTGACAGGCGCCAGGATCAGCGCGTCGGCGGAGGAGGTGCGTGAGGCGGTCGAGCTGATGGCCGCGTCCAACCGGAAGCTGGCAGACGCGCTCTTGATCGTGATGGCGGAAGCCGAGAAGGATCCGGCCTGGGGGGCGCGGATCGTGGCCCCCATCACGAAGGTGCTGGAACCCGACCCCTTGATCACTGACGAGGCCGCGAACGATCCCGCCTGACCACGCTTGATGATGGCCGCAACGGTGAACGACCCGGCCTGGGTTCGCTTGACGATCGCGTCGGCCAGGAAGCTCGAGGCCTGGATCCGCCTGGCGACAGCGTAGAGCGTGGAGCTGCCTGTCCTGCCGGCGCGCACGACCGACGCTGCAGCGAACGTCGAGGCGACCGGGCGCAGGAGGGTGGCGCTGGCTGTGAACGTGCCGGTGATGGTCTTCCGGAAGACCGCGTCGACCGTGTAGTCGAAGTAGTACGGACCCGCGACCCAGGCGTCAGCGTTGAAGAACCCCGCCGTGCCGGCGAGGATGAAGGCATCGACGCTGATCGCGCCAGCCAGCCAGGTCTCGACGGTGAAGGTCCCCGACAGCCACGCCTCGACTGGGAAGGTCCCGGCGATGGTCCGGCGGATAGCCGCATCAATCGGCGTGGACCCGGCGGTGACACGCCTGATCGTCGCGTTGACCGTGAAGGACCCAGCCCCAGCCTTGGCGATGACCGCGTTCGCCGTGAAGGAGCCGGACTGGGTCCGCCGGATGACGGCGTTGGCGGTGAGCGACCCTGTCTGGGTGCGCCTGATGACTGCGTTTGCGGCGAACGACCCTGATTGACCACGCTTGACCACGGCATCAGCCGTGAACGTGACCGATGCCGTCCTCAGAACGACCGCGGCGGCGGCGAAGGAGGAAGACTGGGTCCGCTTGATCGCGGCGTCAGCCGTGAACGCGGATGTTGTCGTCCTCTTGATGACGGCCCAGAGCAAGTTGCCCGCGATCGTGAGCTGGGTCTTGCGGCGGATGGCGTCAGCGGTGAACGAGCCTGTCTGGGCGCGGCGGATGACGGCGTCGGCGAAGATCCGCGACCCGGCGACGAGGTTGGACCCGTCGGCTGTCATCTGGGGGTAGTCGACGTGGCCGCTCAAGCCCGTGTATTCAACGGTGTAGACGTTCCCGGCCAATGAGATAGAACGCGACTCATTCTTGTCAGCGAACGACTGCTGCAAGGCTGCGGCGGAGACATTCCACGGGCTCGTAATGGAGGCCATCACGCCCCACTGAACATCCCATGTCCCACCCGTGGCGACGACCGTGATCTGCTGGATCTCGTTCTGTGTTGGGCCGCCGTCCTGCAACGTCGTGACGGTGACGGAGGCGGCTGGCATCGTCGCCTTGCGGATGGCGCTGACCGCGAACGACCCTGTCTGGGTCCTCTTGATGACCGCGTTGGCGGTGGTGCTGCCCGACTGGGTTCGCTTGATCGTGGCGTCGGCGGTGAACGACCCCGTGCTCGACCGCTTTACTGCGGCATCAGCAGTCGGTGCATTCGAGGTGGTAGCCGAGAAGACGATGTCATCGACTGCCGACGGCGTCCATGCACCCGACTCATAGCGCGAGATATTTCCCCGGGTGTACCTGTTGCCACCTAGATCGTAGTAAGTCGCGTAGCGGTTGGCTGACAGGGCACCCGATCTTCGCAGGACGATCCAGTAGAGCGACTCGGCTGTGACCGCAACGCCCGGAGACGCGGTCACAGTCGTCGGAAGCGAGGCCGACGATACGGAGGTCGAGTACAGAAGGGAGCCTGTCGGACCGCCGCTGTCCTCCCTGACCTCGATGACGACGTTGTCGGTCGGGGATCCCATTTTGAAGATGGAGATCTGCCCGATCTGAGTCAGGATCCCGCTCACTCTAGGGCTGAAACTCTGGGCGACCGCCTCGGGGCTAGGAGCGCCGATACTCTGCTGTGAGATACCGGTGGTCTGGTTCTCGACCGACACCGTCGTTGAGTAGACCCTTAGGATGACCGCGTCAGCCGTGAAGGACCCGGCCTGGCTCTTGCGGATGACGGCAGCCGCCGCGAACGACCCTGCCTGGGTCCGCTTGATGGTGGCGTTCGCCGTGAAGCTGCTCGCCTGGATGCGCTTGATCGTGGCGGCGGCCGTGAACGTCCCGGCCTGCGTCTTCCTGATGACCGCCGCGGCGGTGAACGACCCGGCGATGGTCTTCTTGATCGCCGTGTTGGCCGCGAACGATGGGTTGATCGTCTTCTTGACGACCGCGTTGGCGGAGAAGCTGCCGGGGAAGGTCTTGCGCAGGGTCGCGTCGGCCGTCGTGGTCTTGGGGCCGCTGTTCTTGAACAGGACCGCGTTCGCGGCGAACGATGGGTTGATCGTCTTCTTGATGATCGCGTCAGCCGCGAATGACCTGTCCTGGCTCTTCTTGATGACCGCGTTCGCCGCGAACGTCTTCGACCCGCTGGACGCCTTGATGACCGCGTCAGCCGCGAAGGTCTTGGTGTGGGTGCCTGCGCTCGACTCGGCCAGGATCGCGTCAACCTGGATGGACGTAGGGGCATCGATGTAGAAGAAGAGGTTTGATCCGCCGTAGGAGGACCACGCTGACCCGTTGTAGGCGTAGAGGGTCCCCGTGACATTCAGGCCGACGCCGATAACCGGGTCTCGCAGGTAGACCCAGTAGTAGTTACCGCTGTCGGCGGACCCGGCCTTGGTGACGGAGACCCAGAGCTTGACGCCGCCGCTAGCCAGGAGCCCGGTGTCGAACGAGAAGATCTGCGGATCGGTCCCGCTAATCTCGCTCGCGAGGATCGTTCCCGACCAGAGGACAGTTGAACCGGGGACCCCGGCATTGTTTTCCAGGATCTCGACCGAGAGATCAGGTGTCGGCGCTCCGACCTTGCCGACCGCCACCGACACTGGTGACAGCAGCCCCGGGCGGGGCGGGGTGAAGCCGTTCGCCCAACCCAGGTACGAGAAGTCTCGACCAACAGCCGCCCGGTTGTTGACGTTGGCCGGGAGCGGATAGGATGCCGCCAGCGTGTTCTGGGTGATCGTCTTCTTGATGACCGCGCTGGCGGAGAACGATCCCGTGACGGTGGAGGAGCTGGCCCAGTTGTTGGACCACGTCTCGCTCAGAGATGACCAAGCCTCGATGACCGCGTTGGCAGTCGAAGACGCGGAGACAACCTTCTGGACGAAGGCAGCGGCGGTGAAGGAGCCCGTGACCGGGAGCTTCTCGCGGACGGCCACCGCGACGAGCGCCCAGTCATCGGTCGTGCCGGTGGCGGAGCCGACGTTGCGAGAACCCTGTCCGGCCGTTGTCTCGCGGACGAACCGGGAGCCATAGAGCGAGGAGTCGAGGAGTTGCAGCCCCGTGCTGTTCGTGCCCGCTGCGGGTGGCGTGGAGGCGCCGCAGTAGTACGCGGCGAAACGCATCGAGTCGGTGCCGGGCGAGCCGTCATTGACCGCGACCTCGCCCGAGGCGCCCGTTCCCGTGGTGCTGGTGTCTGCGTTTGTGTTCTGCGTCGAGGCAACGCGGGTGATGGTCTGGTACGCCTCGGTAGCCGAGGCTGCCGAGATGGACGCCGCGTAGCCGACGGTGACGACCGTGCTGTTGGTGCGCGAGACGGTGATCGTGCCGTTCGTGACGTTGTCGAGGAAGTACGCGACGACCGAACCCGGCTCGGTGTCGGTGTCCACGGCCCGGTACAGGCGGGTCATCGACACGCCGTTCCAGGTGACCCCGGTGATGATGTCGGTCGAGTTGTTGTGGGTCGCGACGAAGACGATGCCCGCACGGGCACCCGTGCCCAGGGTCCCGATGTTGAACGAGGCTACGCTCGCCTGCGAGCCGGAGGAAGCGGAGGCGACGAACCCGACAGCCATCTAGGGACCGACCCTGAAGATCCGCTCGCAGAGCGAGTCAGGGTTCCAGCGCACCTTGCGGGCCACGAACGACGTGTCGGACAGCCACTCGATGTCCCAGTCGCCGTTCGCTGCCGACGCGGCCTTGCGCTGGAGCAGCGCCATGTCGTTGTCGAGATCGGGGTGGGCGTCGGCGTCGATCAGCCACTCGGGGTCGATGGCGTCCCCGTCGATCAACTGCTGGCAGTAGACGCTCATATCAGGCGGTCTGCGCTACGCGCCGGTACTTCGTGCCGGTGAACCCGCTCGTCGCGGTGTACCGCACGTTGTTTCCGGTCTTGTCGAAGGGCATCCCATCCGCCCCCAGCGTCTGCCACGCCGCTCCGTCCCAGTACTCGAAGCCCGACGAGCTGTAGCTGTACAGCGTCTGGAGCCCCGCCGAGAAGCCCGAGTCAGTGGCGATCTCGAGGCGGAAGTGGACTCGCTTGGCCGTCGCGAAGCTCGACCAGACCAACGGGTCCCCCGGTGCCGCCGCACTCGCATCAGGCGGGCTTACCCAGACTGGCTCCCAAGTGCTCAAGATCTGATCGACGGTGTTGGCGATGGTGCTGCAGGCGTAAACGGTGCTCGCGGAGTCGATGCAGACGCTTATCGGGCTGTGGCTGGCCCCGAGATTGGCGGTGCCGGTGACCGTCATCAAGGCAATGGAGATCCGCTCGACGGTGTTGGAGGTGCTGTTGGCGACGTAGAGGACAGCGTCCGTGGAATCGATGCAGACGCCCTGCGGGGTGGCGCCGACGCTGGCAGTGCCGGTGACCGTCATGTCCGACAGGCGAATCTGCTCGACGGTGTTGGCGCTGCTATTCGCGACGTAGACGTAAGTGTCGGTGGAGTCGATGCAGACGTACCGCGGACCGTGGCTGGTTCCGAGGTCGGTCGTACCGGTGACCGTCATGTCGGACAGGCGGATCTGCTCGACGGTGTTGGCGGTGTAGTTGGCCACGTAGACGTAGGTGTCGGTGGAGTCGATGCAGACGTCATTCGGTCCATGGCTGGCCCCGAGATTGGCGGTGCCGGTGACCGTCATCGAGGCGACGGAGATCCGCTCGACGGTGTCGGCAGATGTGTTGGCGACGTAGACGTAGGTGTCCGTGGAGTCGATGCAGATGCCCCTCGGGAAATGGATGACACCGAGATTGGCGGTGCCGGTGACCGTCATGTCGGACAGGCGGATCTGATCGACGGTGTTGTCGGAGTAGTTGGTCACGTAGACGTAGGTGTCGGCAGAGTCGATACAGACGCCATACGCGCCATGGTTGGCGCCGACGCTGGCAGTGCCGGTGACCGTCATGTCCGACAGGCGAATCTGCTCGACGGTGTTGGCGACGTTGTTGGCGACGTAGACGTAGGTCTCCGTGGAGTCGATGCAGACGTCAACCGGCGTATGGCTGGCGCCGAGGCTGGCGGTGCCGGTGACGGTCATCGCCATGGCTGAACCTCCGCCGTAGGCATTACGACCAGTACGCCTCTGTCACCATCGCGTCCCAAACCGACGCGGCAGCCGTCTTGAGGTCGGCGTCGGTCGATGCGGTGGTCAAGTCCAGCTCCGCCAAGCGGGCCGCGAACACGGCCACCCAGTCGGCCGTGTGGGCGACGACGACCTTCGCGAGCAGGAGGCGGTCAGCATGGTTGGCGGTGCCGGGATCCTCGTTGATGATGTCCCGCCCGCACTCGCGGATCGCCATGAACACCCGTCCCATGAAGTCGGGATCGACCGAGGTCGCGTAGTCGGTGGCGTAGGTCATCTCAGCTCCTCGCAGACACAGCAAAGCCCGGGTCCGTAGACCCGGGCCTGGTGTATTCCATCTTCACCTGATCGGCCATGGGATTGGCCCTTCAACGAAGCCCCATGGGATTGGGGCCGGCCTGCCCGTTAGGGCATCAGCCTCCGAGCATCCGGGAAGCGATGACTTCCACGTCGTCTCCCCCACAGACTAGACCATTTGGCAAGATCCACAAGCGTGTCATCTCACCGTCGCGGCCCTTCTTGCCGATCCCGACCGCAATCACCTCGCTGCCGGCCATCAGGTTGCCGATGTGGCGCTTGGTGAAGTAGGGCTGCTCGCCCTCCTCGACGACCATCGCGAACAGGGGCTGTCCGTTCGCCTTCATGTTCAGCCACCAGGTGGACGGCATCCGCATCGCATCGTGGTTGCGGGCAACCCAGCCAGGCTCGTCGAGGTCGATCCCGATGTTGCCGCCCGCCTGGTTGCGGGGCTCGATCACCAGGAAGAACGGGAAGTCTCCCTCCCAGCCATGGGTCTCGATCGTCTCGACGCTGCGCTCGCCGATGACCTCTGCCTGGCCCTCGATGATCTCCATCACCAGGTGACTCCCAGCTTCTGCCGGGCATCTGCCGGCGTGATGGCGGTCTTACCCACGGACTTGAGCTGCTCCTCGCGGAACACCTGCTCGTCGGGGTGGCGGAAGGCGATCTCCCGGAAGAAGTTCTCCTCGGTGATGATCGTGTTCCCACTGTGGCCGATCTTCACGCCCGTGTCCACGAAGATCTTCGCACCCGCTGCCTTGGCCTCGCGGCAGAACAGGAAGTCCTCGCCGTATTCACCCTCCCAGCGGAAGAAGGGCGGAGGGCGGACGCCCATCCGGTGGTCGAGGTCCGGGAAGCCCTCGCCCGTGTTCTTGCGCAGGATCATGTCGAACACGCGCTTGTGGATCAGCGAGAAGGCCATGCCCGTGGCGTCGACCTCCACGGCGGCATCCTCGGGCCAGTCCTCGATGAACGTGTATCCGTGCTCGGCGTTCGCCGCCATGACGTACATCGTGGGCTGGTAGGGGGCCATGCGCTGGAAGCAGAGACCACCGACCATGTCCAGGTCGAACTTCTGCTGGGTCTCGATGAGCTTCTTCACGGCGTCCGGCTGGAACACCATGTCGGAGTCGATGAACAGGATCCAGTCGCCGTCCATCTTCTGGATGCACTCGTTGCGCTGGTGGACGAGCACGTTGCCCTGGATGATGAAGCGCATCGTGTACTCGCCAGGGCCGAGGTAGCTGCGGTCGTCCATGAGCCAGGAGATGGTCGTCTGGGCCGCGACCATGTCGCGGGTGACCATGGCGATGGTGCCGACGCACTTCTGGGCCACGGCGGGGTTCTCGTGGATCTCGAGAACCCCCATCTCCGTGCCGTCGATCTTCCCGACCCGCCTTGGCTTGCGGGCCTTAGGTGTCTCGATCATGGTCTAGGAGACGACGACGGTTGCGGCGTCCAGGATCGCAATCTCATTCGTGGGATCGGTCACGTCGTAGAGCTGCACCGTGTAGGTGCCGGACGACGGGAAGATGTACCCGTTGAACTGGAACTCGCCCGCCGGGCTGGTGCCGAAGACCTGGGTCCGACCGACCTCGACGCCGCCGACCACCATGGTCATGACGAAACGGTGCTCGGGCTCGGTGGGATAGATCGCGGCGTTGAACTCGCTGACATCGTTGGCCTCGGTGCCCGCGATGGCGAACGTGCAGACGGTCTTCTTGGAGACGATGCTCCCCGACGCCGGGGTGACGGTGATGGCTGCGGCCATGGCTAGGTCCACTCCTTCTCGATGCGGAAGTCGCTTCGACTGTACGGGATGGCGACCTGGTCTGAAAGGACCAACGCGCCGGGGTCAGAGGGCCGCCGGTAGGGGCAGGTCTCACAGATCGCGAACACCTGCCCGTTCACCGTCACGGTCCGGAGCTGGTGACTGCCCTCGACGTTGGTCACCGGCTCCGAGTGGTAGAGATCCTCTTCCGGGTGCCAGGCGAACGGGGGCTCGTGGACGAACGTCCGGTTGCTCCCTTTCGACAGGCGCCGGCCGAGGTGCTGGTCCTCGCTCCCGTGGAAGCCGAGAAACCCGAGATCGAACCCGCCGACCTTCCAGAAGAGGTCACGGCGGATGCCCAGCAGGCCCGCGTAGCTGCTCTGCCACCCGTGCCAATCGTTGACGTAGGCCTCCCGGCTCCTTCCCTCCCCGGGGGGCTTGTCGAGGAGGGCGCTGAGATCGTTCTGCTCGCGGAGCGGAGTGAAGTCAAGGAACCTGTGATGGCCCCAGCAGAAGCCATCCCGCCCCACGATCTCCACCGTCTTCTCGAGCATCTGCCGGGGGGCGATCAGGTCGTCGTCGAGGAAGACCAGGATGTCCGCATCCGAGATGTCGGCCCCGATATTCCTCCTCAATCCAGCATCGCCACGCCCGATGGGCTGGGTGTCGGAGTCGAACGTGACGGTCGCGACACTTGGCCAATGCGGACGCTGCTCGTTGCCCACCGCCCAGATGTTGTCCGGCACGAGCGTCCCCAGCGAGAGGCTCATCACCAGGTCGATGATCGACGGCCTCGTGGTCGGGACGATGACATCAACGCTGGGCACGGATCACCGCCGCCCTGCGGTCGAACCGCTCCGCGTCCTCTGCCCAGGGGTGCATGGCGTTGATGTAGGTGTCGTCCCAGGGCAGGGCGTTGTCAGACCGGAACAACGGATGCAGGTGTTCCACGATCGAGTCCGGGGCCCGGGCGAACTCGTCTGCCACCTGGGCGGTGAAGAACATCTCGTTGTCGGCGAAGTTGTGTCCGTAGCCCGGATGGAACGCGAGACCCGGGGCGTCGAACACGGCCCTCTCGAGCCAGGAGCGGTGGATCACGGCCTGGGTCCCACTGGCGTTGTGGAGGTCGTTGACGACCACGCAGCGAGGCCCGGTGTCCATGACCCGGAGTGCGGCAGTGAGCCAGCCCTTGTGGTGGCGCACGTCATCGGATCCGAAGAAGATCGTCTGGGCGTCATCGATATGCTCGATGAGCTTGTTCATCCGGGTGACGTACCGCTTGTCCTTGTCCTTCTCGTCGTCAAGGAACCACTCGCCCAGCTCATCGAGGATCAGCTTGCTCTTCTCGTCCCCGACACAGAACAGGATGAAGTGCTCCTCGGGGGTGTTGGCGTGGATGTTGCTGACCATGTCACGCAGGTTCTGCGGCCTGTTCAGGGACGGAACGAGGATCGCGCAGGGCAGCAAGTCAGAGATCACGGAACGTCTCCGACTCTGGCCAGAAGATGGTTGGCTCCCAGCCGGGGACATCGTTGTGCCCAACGTATCCCCTGGCATCCCCGTACCGCTCCCGGCCGTGTGTGTACTCGAGCCCGAGGTAGGTCACGATCTCGTTGACGGTCACGACATTGGCCGACCCCCCGCCCACGTCCCAGACCTGGTGCGAGTAAAGCCTGGGCGCCTGCATCTGGAGCATCAGCAGGTTGACGTAATCCGAGACGTGCAACAGGTCGCGGACCTGGAGGCCGTCACCGTTGACGACCACCTCGAGCCCCTCGCGCTTCGCCTTGAGGAACCAGGCGATCCAGCCCGACTCCAGCGATCCCTCCTGGCCTGGACCGTAGATCGTCCCCGGGCGGTTGATGACCAGCGGGAACTCGAAGCTGCGTGACATTTCGAGGGCCCACGTCTCGACCATCTGCTTGGCCGCGCCGTAGGGCGTCATCCCGTCGCGGGCCTTCACCGACGAGGTGAGCAGCATCGGGATCGACAGGCTCGCGGCGACCTGCGTGACGGTGACCGCCGAGGTCACGGTGTCCATGAACGTCTCCATCGGACGGTGGAGACTGCCCAACGTCGAGCAGGATCCGGCCAGGTGGATGATGAGATCCGGCTCCGCAACGACCAGACGGTTCAGCCACCCCGCCTTGGACAGGTCCTGGCCCGTCTTCTTGTCAGCTTCGATGACCTCGATCCCGCGATCTCGCAGCGCCTTGACGGTGTGCCGTCCGACGAACCCGTCGGAGCCGGTGACCAGAACCTTCATCGCTTCCTCATCCAGAAGCTCCCGGGCCACCTTGATGGCGTGTACGACGCGAACGCCTTCGCCAGCAGCTCCGGGGACGATTGCTGCACCTGGTGGCTCGACCAGAGCACCTCCCATTGTCCGGTATCGAGGAGGGCCTGGAGGTGCTCCTGCTCGTCGTATGCCCGGTCGGACCATGTCTGCGGATATGGATCCGGGAGGAAGATGTCGTGGGCGTGGACGATGACCCCCGGCCGGAGTGAGGGCAGGATCTCGTGGTACAGGATGTCCACGTCGTTCCCTGGTGCCCACTTGTGGCTGGAGTCGATGAACAGGATGTCGCCGTCGACGAGCCAGTCGAACAGCTCGCGGGGTGCATCCTCGAGGCGCACGCAGCGATGCTCGACCACCGGGTCGAGGACGGCACGGGGGTAGGGATCGATGGCGATGAGCGTGCAACCCCACCCGTCCCGCAGGTTGGATCGCATGGCCGAAAGCGCGATGGATGTCGAGAACCCCGAGCCGACCTCGATGATCCTGCCCGGGTGGAACTTCACGACCATCGTGTACAGGATCTCGGCGTCGACCGATCCGAACCAGGTGTTCTCGATGTCGTAGCCGATGGACTTGAAGTCATCGGCCAGCGTCAGGAATGTCGCCATCATGGCAAGTAGGAGGCGAAATAGCGCACCGTCTCCACGATGCCATCCTCGAGGCGCAGAAGATCGTCTGCCGTGATGCCGATGGCCCCCAGCGTCTCGGGATCGCCCAGGACCACCGACCCTGCGTCCTCGCCGGGGCGCATGTCGAGGTGCTCGATCGCCACGGCGATATTCGCCTGGCGGCTGACCTCGACCGCCACCAGCCTGGCGATCTCATTGACCGTGGTCTCGCGACCTGTTCCCGCCTCGAGCGTGCCCAGGGGACCGTACTTCTCGGTTCCCTCAAGACCCTCAACAAGGATCTTCGCCACGTCCTTGACGTAGATCATGTCCATGACCTGGGTGCCGTCACCGTAGATCTCGATCGGCTCACTGGACAGTGCCCGACAGATGAAACTGGGCATGATCTTGCGGACCTTGGATGGCCCGTAGGGAGCCGACACGCTCTGCCTTGGCCCGTAGGCGTTGAGGGCCCGGACGACGGTCATCCTGCTGCCCCGGAAGCGGACGTGCATGTCCACGAACCGTTCGACCGTGTTCTTCGTGATCGAGTACGTGTTGTTCATCCAGTAGTTGCCGACGGCGATGTTGACCAGCGGCACGTCGTACTGGGCGCAGGCCTCGAGGACGTTCAGCCCCCCCAGGATGTTCGTCTCCGCCGCAGGGCGAGGGTTCCTGACCGTCTCCTGTGTACCGAGTACCCCAGCCAGGTGAATGACGCCATCGGCGTGGGCGACGGCCTCGGTGATGGCGGTGGCGTCCCGGATGTCTCCGAGGACGGTGGTGACGCCTGGCCCTCCGTCACGGTAGCGGGTGTCGAGTGAGGAAACGAGGTATCCACGCCTGACCAGCTCCTCTGTGACGTACCGACCGATGAAACCGTTGCCACCTGTAACCAGAACCGTCTTCACGTTCCCTCCAAGAGGATGAGGAGACGCGGGCCCCTGTCGGGGAGGCAGGGGCCCGCTGGAGAGGCTAGGCCTCGTCGTAGGAGTAGTTGACCGTCTGCTGCGTCCAGTTGCCCGGGCCGGCAGTCGCGGCGACCGCGAGCTGCATGACCAGGTACTTGGTGTACGAGCCGGTCTGGCCGGCGGTGTACTGGGCGAGGTCCCAGGTCGCCTTGTTGCCCGACGTGTAGGTCGTGGCGACGGCGTTGGCGATCGTCGAGGTGGCCGTGGTGCCGACCTGGTACGTCACGTAGGCCCCGGTGAAGTACAGCGTGGTGGACGTGTCCACGGTGCTGTTGAACCACACCTTGAAGCTCTGGACGTAGTTGGCCGGGGTCGCGGTGATCTTGAGCCGGATCCACTTCTCATAGGAGTTGGTGCCGACCGTGATCGGGTTGGCCTGGCGGTTGGCCAGGGTGTTGGTGGAGTTGTCCGCGCTGATCAGGTCGATGCCCGTCACGGAGTCCGCGACGGTCGGCCCGGCCCCGGTGGACACGGACAGAACAAGAGTTGCGGCCATGTGTGGGGTGCTCCTTGGACTGTAGCCCTGGGCCGGTTACGAAGCTGGAGTCTTGGGTTTCGACTGGCTCGCAGCCGGTTCGGGCGGGGTGGCGGCCTCCCTGGCCGAGAGCACGTCATCGACGGTCACGACACCGAGGGGAGTGTTCGCCATGAGCTTGTTGTACGGGTTGTTCTCGTCGTTGACATCGCCCCGGGGAGGCCGACCCTCGTCCAACAGCGCGTCGTTCACCGACTTCCAAGGCATGCCTGCGAGCGCCAACTTGTTGATGTTGGCCTTTGACATGGACTCCTTGATGTTCAGTCGCGTAAACCTGAACGCGAGGTTGTTCGTGTTCCCTCCGAAGGACTCGTCCCAGACGATCTCCCGCGTGAAGTAGTCCTGCACGAGCGCGAGCAGCGGACGGAGACCCCGGTCTTCGGTCATCTCCATCTGCGTCTCTGACGTTGCCCGGTTGATGTCGAACGTCAGCCCCAGGTCCTGCGGACTGATCAGGTAGACCGCGCAGATCTTGCGCACCAGGTAGTCGAGCCACTCCCGGTACTGCATGTCGCGGTTGGACCCACGAAAGGGAAAGAACTTGGCGCCCTTGGTGCCGCCGATGAAGGCCATCGCCCCCTTGCCGGCCACCTCGTACTGCCAGTAGCTCTTGAACGCATCCACCTGCTCGGGGCGGGCCCCCTCACCCAGGTCCAGCATGCCATCGGGGGCGGCGTTCATGACCTGGCGGTGGTTGTACTGGGAACCGTTCACCTCGGCGTCGACGGTGTTCTTGAGGGTCTCCAGCGGAGACAGCCCGAGGACGGAGTAGGTCCTCGGGTTCGCCATGATGTACAGCATGTCCTCGTTGCGGAACGGGACCTCATGCTGTGGCGCCGGGACCCAGTAGTACCGGGTCTCGTCGGGATCTCCGTCCCAAAGGGCGTTGACCTTGACCTTGGCCCCGTCGACGGCGTGGAGATAGGCAACGCCGCCACCGAGGGTGCGCTCCTTCTCGATCACGCCAGCATCGAGCACCAGCACGTCCTCGACGATCGGCTCCACCCAGGAACGGAAGCTCTCGACCGCCAGATTGGGGCGGTTGAACAGGTCGCGGAGCTGCTGCTGCTTCTGCTCGCTGAAGCCCTTGGTCTGGTCGAAGGCGACGATGTCCCACTCGGCCGAGGAGACCTGGGCCTTGCGGACGTTGATGGCGGCACGAACCCACTCGCTGTGCTCGGCCCAGTTGCGGAACAGCGCGCTACTGGTCTTGCCGACCTTGCCTCGCTCCTGGAAGACCAGGGTGGCGTTACCGGGAGGAAGGTTCTTCGGACTCGTCCGGTACGAGAGAAGAAGGTCGGTAATCACGCCCACGTCAACGCTGCTCCTTGAAGTGCGCCGCAAGGATCCTGTCCTGCTGGGCGTTGAGGAATGTCTCCTCGGCCTGCCTGTTGCCGGCCTGGATCGCCTCCTCATAGGTCATGCGGTAGGTCTCGATACCGCCCATGAGGATGGCGAGGTACTCGGGCACAAAACGCTTCCCGTCCCGGAACTCCATCTCACGAACCTGGTCGCTCATGCTGCCCTCGATCTCACGCTGCCGAAGAAGAAGGTGTCACCGCCCATGTCCATCGAGTACCCCAGGGCATCGACGAGGTCGTCGTGCCCCTTGGGAAAGGACAGCAGCTCGGTCTCGAAGGCAGTGCCCCGGAGCGAGACGTGGTGGATGACCTTGTGGGCCTCGTACTTGGCGGCCACCGCCCGGGCCCGGACCGTCTTGTCCCCGTCGGCAGGCTTGCCGACGATCGGGATCTTGGGGTAGTCCTCCATGACCTGCTGGATCAGGGTGGACTGGAACTGCACCTTCTCCACGAGGACCATGCTGATCGCCGGGTATGCCATCCAGCCGTCGTAGACGAACTCGGCGTGATGGCTCTCGCGCTTGTCACGGTACGAGGAGAGGACGTAGAACATGCCCCGCAAGGCACATCCCTTGTCCGTCCCGCAGGTGTCCTCGGCCGTGGTGACCCTGGCCGTGAAGTCCGCCCGCTCGCGGGTGGACGAGGCAAGGTCAACGCCCATGCGGAGGGTGTACTGGTGTCCTTCGGGCAGGGTCGTGAAATGCTCGAACGGGCCGTGGAAGATGTTTCCCTCGAGCAACCCGCTGATGTCGTTCTGGTAGGAGCAGGAGAACAGGGCCGAGCCCATCTCCTCCTTCTCCTTGAGCAGCCGCTCCACCGGCCAGTAGGAAGGCCAGTAACTGATGAGCTGGCCGTTCTCGTCCTCGGTCAACGACGACACGACGTGGCTGCGCCATCCGAAGCCGCCAGCGTAGGTCGGCTTCATGAACTGCTCGTAGAGGTCCTCCTCGCCCCAGCGGGTGCCGATCACGACCACCACGCCATCGGGCGCCAGGCAGGGCTTGAGCGTCTTCTTGAACCAGACCTCCACATCCTCACGCTGGTCCACGGACTGGGTGTTTTCTTCGTCCAAGATGTCGTCCATGAGGATCAGGTCGAAACGCTTGCTGATGATCGCGCCACCGACACCGACGGCGTATAGCGTCACGTCCTTGGATCCCAGCCAGCGGCTGCCGGCCACCAGCCACTCCTTGTCCGTCCACTTTTCGGACGCGGGCCCGGAGTCGGGGAAGACCTTCTTGTGAAGCGGGTTGGACTGGATCGTGTACTTGATCGCCCGGGAGAAGTCCTTGGCCTGGGAATCCGTGTTGGAGACCATTCCGATGCGGATATCGGGGTACTTGCCGACCAGCCAGGAGCACAGGATCGTGTTGTCCCAGGTCGTCTTGGCTCCTCCCCGGGGGAGGAGGTAGACCGCATGCTCGCGGCGCAGGATCGCATCCAGCGTCTCCTGCACCATCTGCCGCTGGTGGTCAGCCGGGATGTACCCGAAGACCAGCTCGCCGTAGGCGAAGACGGCGTCAGCGTCGTCAGTTCTCGCGAGTTCCACCAATGCGTGGGATCGGAGAGACAGCAGATCCGCTTGAGACAATCCCTCGAGTTGCTTCGACAATGCCTCGGAGTACGTCGGGGTCGACCCGACCGGAGACGCTGACGCCAAGGTTCCGCTCCTCGGTGATGTTCGATGGCCGGCCGAACAGGACGTTGAGACGGTCGATCAACAGGGCGATGTCGGGGGGCTTGATGATGACCAGGGGCTCCTCGACGTACTCCCCGTTGCGCATGACTGTCCTGGTCTGCTGCATCTGCTGGCGCATCACGGTGATGGCCTCGTCGATCGCCTCGATGGCGTTGTCGCGGACGCGGGCCTCCTGGGCCAGTCGCTGGGCGTCGGCATCGGCCGTGTAGACCACGGCACGCTCCAGGCGCGTCTCGCGGAACTCCCTGCGCTTCCTGTCCCACTCCCGCTTCTTGGACTGGGCCATGACCGAGGAATGGGAGGCCAGGCCATGCTTGTCGGCCAGGGCGCGCAGGCTGATGCTGGTGGTGACGTATTCCTGCTCGAGCTGCTCGTAGTTGGCTCGTTTGTTCATCGCACGTCCCTTTTCACGCCGTAGACCGCATCACGGTCCCACCAGACCTCGACCGAGGTGATCCTGGGGTGCGTGGTCAGGAGGCGTTCCATGAACCACGAGGCGAGCCCTGGACCGGTCTGGGCGCCACCCACGAGCATGTCCCCGAGGGGGCGAAGGTGAACCTCCGCGACGAGAGCATGGAGGTGCTCCAGGAGGCCCGTTGCGATCTCCGACTGCTCCACGACGGCGACCGTGAAGCGGTGACCGTGGAGGTGGGGACTCTCGTTCGGGTCGAGGTGTGTGGCATCGAATGAGGCCTCTGCCCTGGTGTAGCGGTTCACGCATCTCCCCTGGAACGAGAAGACGGGTCGACGATGGGATCACTCCCAACATCGACCCGTCCATTCGGGGTCTGGTTACTGCTCGACGCTACCCGGAGGTCAACCAGGAGAGGCGCGGAGCGGCCACCTTTGTACCCATGTGCAGTTGTACCACGGAGCCTACAGCTTGCGGAAGTCCCCGCGCTAGCCTCACTGGTCGGAAACGGTCACATTCTGATCCGAAACATCGAACCACTGGTCACGTTCCACGTCATATCGCCAGTCGATGAGGAACTGGTCGAACGTGAGCGAGCACAGCTTCCCGTCCTCGCCGACGACCACTCCGTGGAGCACCCCACCGATCTCCGCGATGCCCAGGAGCATCCCGTTGGTGTATCCGACCCACTTGGCCGTGATGGAGACCCGGTAGGGCTCCTTCAGCTCGTTGAAGCTCACAGCTTTGCCACGATGGTCACCGTTCCCTTGTCGACCATGTACACCTTCTGTGTGTCGAACCTGGTGGTGATGTCCTGGAAGTCCCGGTCGAAGTTGATGGTCACCTGGTCGGAGACGATGGTCAGCACGTCACCCGTCGGCATCTTGACCACGATCTCCGCCTTGGGCTTCTCGCTCCCGGACGAGCTGTTCGGCTCGAGCTTGACCTCTCGCTCTGGCCTCGGCGATTGACTGAACGACGGCGGGGTCTGGAACTGAAACGTGGGGGTCGACGACCTCCCCGTCAAGAACATATCCCGCAGCTCGGAGATCTCCTGCGTCGTGATACCAGGAGCCCCGGTAGTCCGCGACGACGCGGAGCCCGCATCCTTCGACCTGGCAGAATGAGGAGCCATGCCCAACCACCTACCGGATCCCGGTGCAGCGAGCACACATGGCCGGGCTCATGATGGCGTCCCCGAGACCGATGAAGAACAGGACTCTGCGTTTTCCGCAGGCGGAGCATTTCTGACGCGGCGTGCGGCGCTGGCGGATCCTGATGTCGATGAAGGCCCCGGTGCCGTCAACGCTGAACGTCGTGTCCACCGGGCTCTCGAACATGGTTGCCTGGTCGGGATGTCGCGGCTCTGGGGCTCGCAGGGGTGATACGACCTCGGTCATGGGCTACTCCCTCTCGTCGTGGATGATGGCCGGCGTCTGCTCGCCGACGTAGGCGCCCAGGGTGTTGAACTCGAGGAACTCGATCGCCTCGTCGCGGCTCATGCCGTCGGCCTGGTGGACCTCGATCATCTTGGCGTAGCTGTAGACGGCGAAGAACTGGTGCTGCCCACCCATGGGCACCTGCTTTCCATCGGGGGCCCGGACCATGACAGGCTCGAAACGCTCCGCCACGCCGACGAAAGCCGGCTCCAGTCCGTCAAACAGGATGATGCCGGCCCCTGCCATCTCCTCCTCGTTCTCCGGGTCGATCCCCAACGCCTCCGCGACCCTGATGACGATCTCGTCCCTCGTGGGGTGCTTGAAGCGTTCCACCCACTCGTCGCCGGTCACGCCGGCACCCAGCAGATCTCGTTCACGCGGCGCTTGAGCCAGGCCATGTTGGGCTCAGGGATCGGGGCGCCCTCCACCAGTTGCTGCTGAAGCACGGGTGACTTCCAGACCTTGGGCACGGAATGGGTCAGCGGATCCGTCCAGCCGTTGTAGAGGATGTTGTTGGTGACGGTGGTGCTGGCGCTGGACGTGTAGTAGTGCTGGTCATTGAAGATTGCCATCCGGGCCTCCCTTGGCATGGCCTCCAGGGCCTGTCTCGTGTAGACGTGACCGCCTATTCGGATCGTCTGGTCGGACAGCTCCTCCCATCGAAGCGACATCAGCGTCTCTTCCCGATCGCCACGATCTCGTCGACGCGCTTCTGCAGCCAGTTGATGGAACCCTGGTCAACGTCGAGGAAGTTCATCTGGACGTTGCCTTGGAGATCCGTGGCGACTGTCGGCCGGTAGGCCCCGTCGATGTACTCGAAGGCCACGACGTAGGGCTGGGGTGTTCGCCGGCCGGCAACGACCTGGTCGGCGAACGCCTTGTCCAGCTCCGCCCGCGAGAGATCCCGCAGCGGCCGGTCCATCAGACGGTCTTGGTGGTCTTGCTCGTCACCGTCCGGTTCTCGGAGATGTTGGGCAGGCGATCGAGGATCTGGCCCATGAGGTCCTTGAGGTAGCCCACCTCCTCGGTGAACCGCTTCTCGCGGAAGTCCATCTCCTTCTGGAAGGCGGCGCGCTCGGCGGTGAGGTTCTCCTGGCGCACGGTGAGCGTGGCCTCACGCTTCGCCTGCTCCAGCTCCTTCTTGGCCTGCTCAGCCTCGAACTCCTGGCGCTTGCGCTCGAGACCGACCATGTGGAGCGTTTCACGCTTCTCACGGGCGTTGTCCTCGACGAGCTTGTCCTTGCCGATCTCCAGGCGGGTGATCTGCTCCTGGAGGTCCTTGACGCGCTTCGCGGCGTCACGCTCGGCCGTCAGGGCGTCTTTCTCGGCCTTCAGCTCCGCGATCCTCTTCGTGAGGTCGGTGATCGACGTATTGAGCTTGTCGAGCTGCTTGGTGAAGGCTTGATCGACCGCCTGGTCGATCTGCCTGTCGAAAATGCCCACGGGGGATCAATCCTCCTGATGGTGGTGGCGATTTACGCCAGATTACTTCTTCTTGCCCAACTTTCGCTCGAAAAAGTCGCGATCCTGCTTCGCGAGGCCCGCAAACGGGTCTCCGTCGACCTTGACCGAGCTGGAAGACGCGATTGGGGCCGATTTGGCCGCCAGGAGCCTCTTGAGGGCCTTCACCTCCTCTTCCAGCTCCTCGATACGCCTCGCAGCCTCCTTCAGGGGAGTTTCGTCGCCCTGGAGGGTCACAGCGGCGGTGCCGGCGGGGTAGAACGTGCCCACGACGGTGCTGTAGCGCCGGATCTCGACCACATCGTCGATTTTGGCGAGATTGGCCTTGCCAAACTCGGCCGTGGTCATCTGGATCACGTTGTCTCCTTCTTCGCGACCCGGTATCCGCGAGCACGTTCGCGGTTCCTGGCTTTCTTCTCGCGCTCATAGGCCTGGAGGTATTGGGGATAGGTCTCCTTGAGCCACTTCCGGTAGCGGCGGGACTTCTCGGCCTTCTGGGTCCGGTAGTGCTCGTCGCGCTGCCTCAGGGCCGCGTACAACTTCGCCTTCATCCGCTTGCAGGCGCGGCACATGTACCAGTCGTTCAACTCCCAGTTCTCGAGGTCGATCAGCAGCCATTGCCCGCAATGCGGACATCGCAGTTCAGGAGTGTGTGCGCCGTCGATCACCGTGAGCCGCAGGCGGAAGGCGTCGTTGCCCATCACCACGGCCTTTGCAGGAAGAACACGGCCACGAACAGGATGATCATCCACAGAATGAGACTGAAGCCGATGGCGACCATGCAGGAGAACGGGCGGTTCATCGTGACATCAGGTTGGGGTCGGATGACGGCAGGGCAGGTGCGCGGCGATCCCGCTCCGGCTCTCCGTCGAGGGCAGCGCGGAGGGCGGCGATGAGTGCGTCCATCGGCGTTTCCTTGACGACCCAGTCGCAGTTGCCGCTCCATCGATCCACCACATCCCGTGCCGCCGCCACCAGCGCGGCGTGGCTGGCACGCTCGGCGTCGAGCATCCGGCGAGGCACGAAGTCCTCGTACTCGTCCCAATCCGTGAACCAGTCGCCCTCGGGCTGCGGATCGATGGAGCCGATCTGCTCGCCAGTCAGCCGGAGAACGTAATTCGGCTCGCGGGTGGCGGCCACGGTGTAGACGCAATGCCCCTCCGTGCCGTCGTGGGAGTGCTCGATCCAGCAACGTCCCAAGTCCAGCGGGGTCTCGGGATCGCCGCGAACCTCACGGGTGTCGTCGGTGGTCATCGCGTGACCCTCCACGTCTTGATGCTGGCGAGCGGGAAATGGTGACTGTTGCGGCGTCCTGCGTAGGAGTCCTCCCACACCACCAGCACGCCGTCATGCACCTTGTAGTCCGCGTTGTGGAACTCCTGCTCTGTCCCATCGAGGAAGACAACAACGACGGTCATCGCGGCTCTCCGTCGAGGGCGGCGCGGTCGAGTGCGGCTTCAGCCAGCATCACCCTGTCGCGGGCATCCGATGTCGGATGGACCCGGAAGAGCCGCAGCGCCTCCAAGCACTCCCGTGCCGCCGCCACCAGCGCGGCGTGGCGGGCGCGCTCGGCGGCGGCGCTCGTCAACGTTTCGGCATGCGAGAAGCGGGCCACCATGAGGTTGGCCCTCAGGTCGGCGCTCAGGGCACGCTGGGCGTCGAGTTGCCGCTCGACTTCACGGGCGATGACGATGTACCAGTCCGCGAACGCGAGCATCCGGTGGGGCAGCGTGCATGAAGCCTCTTGGCATGCGCGCCGATGCTCGCGGTCCCAGCGGGCTACTTCACGCTCGCTGGGCAGCGGGCGGGGGTCGGTGGTGGTCACGGTGACTCCATGTGCTGCGGCGAGACGAACCCATGCCTCCAGCGGATCGTCGGTGGTCATCGCTTGTCTGCCTTGGCCGCGATGATCCCGGCCCACACCCCAAGGGGCAGGACCACGATCATCCACAACAGGTTGTGGGATGCCCCCATGAGGTAGACGGCAAGAGTGAATGCCACCAGGCCGATCAGACTCACCGCAGGGACCGCAGGAGCAGGAACAGCGTGAACGCCGCGAGCATGACCATGATCACGAAGGCCAGGCCCATCATGGCAAGCGACATCCAGCCCGGGCCACCGTAGGTGATGGCGCAATCCTCGATCATCCTGATCATCCCCTCGAAGCTCTGGGGTGTGTGGACACAGATCACGGCACGGACCTCTTCCTGATGTACTCGTGAACGCTGGCCGGCAGGTACCGTCGATCGCCCCTGTTGCCGACCCGGAAGAAGGGGAGCTGCTCGAAGGGGATCTTCTTGACGGTGTTGACGTGAACGCCGAGCCACATGCCAACCTCGTTGGCCGTGAGGCACTCCTCCCGCACGGCGGTCACTTCACCCCCACCCAGACCTTCTGGCTGCCACCATGACGGGCCTGCCGGTCACCCGTGGTGTGTCCGACGGGCTTGATGAGGCCCTGCTTGCGGGCCTGCGCGAACATCGCCCCGATGGCGTTGGGCTCGTCGGGAACCCCGCACACGGCCGTGATGTCGTCGGCGCTGAACTCCATGCCGCTCTTGGCCAGGAGATCGAGTTCCACGCGGGCCCTGCTGCGCCACGCGGCGTTGCTCTCGTAGCGCCCGGTGACGCGCTCTCCCTCCTTGAGGGGTCCTCGAGGCTGACGGCCGCAACCCGGGCAGCGGACGATCAGCCAGTTGTCGATGCCCAGGTCGGCCTGGGCGGGCGTGCCGCACTTGGGGCAGGGGGCGACGATGGTCACCGCGTTCCTCCCACGATCTTCACCGCGCCACTGGTGAGCGGCGTCAGGGGGTCAAGGTCGGGCACGAGGATCCGCTCGTGGTCGTTGACCCAGACCTTCCTGCCACGGCCCGTGTAGCGGACCCTGCCGGTCTCCCGGTGGCCGTCCTCGTACTCGAACACCTGGTTCCACTCCTGTCCCGGCTCCAGCTCCATCGAGTCGAGCGGATCCCCGTCGGGGAGTGGCGGCAGCAGGCTGTCCGAGAGCCTGGTGAACCAGTCGTTCACGCGATCTCCCCTCGAGCTGCCTTCACGTCGAACCTGGCCCCCGGAAGCAACTCCTCGATCTCGAGGATGTTGATGGGACCGGGGATCGCAGCATCGCCGGTCGCCTCGGGGTCGATGACGACGATGGCGCGGTTGCCATCATGGACCTCGCCGTGGAAGTGGAATACCCCCTCGCGCACGATGTCCTCCCAGATCCGCACGTACCGGACCCGGTACGTCTTGTGCTTCGTCATCGTGAAGCACGCCTGCCAGTCGCTCATGCGGTCTCCCCGAAGCCCTTCTCGGCCCCACGCGGGCCGCTGTAGTTGAACCAGTCCTCGACGTGGCCGGCGGACCACAGGTGGGATCCTCCGTGGACATCTCCCTTCACGATGTAGGGCAGCTTGCCGACATCCACCGGCATGATCCGCGTCATGTACCGGCTGACAGGGCACTCCTCGTTGCCGTTCACCCCGTTCACCGTGTCGCCGCAGTAGACGCAGTACGAGCCCGGCAGGGGCGAGTGCTCGCTCTTCATCTTCTTGAGCAGAGAGGCTGCGTCGTCGCGGATCTTCTCGAGCAGCGTGATGGCGTCGTCGTAGCTGATCTCGCTCATCAGAACCGCTTCTCCGGCATCGGCATGTCCATCGTGAGCCCGTACTGGTCGAGCAGGGCGCGGAAGGCCCTGACGGCATCGTCGAACTCGACCTGGCTGCGGGCCAGCTCGCCCTCGGCCTGGTGGAGCTGGTTGCGCTTCTCGTTGACGTTGCCGGCGTGCTCACTCAGCTCGCCGCTGACCGCCGAGAGCCTGCCTGCAGCCTGGTGGAGCTGCTCTGTCGGGCTCATCTCGCGGTTCACCGTCATGGGGCTGTCCTGGTATGCCATTGGTCGACCTCCAATGTTCCGAACATTCCCGGTGTGGACATTGTGGATATTCGTGTGGACATCCACCGGGTTCCACGCGGGATCGATGTTCCGAACTTTACCACTCCAGGGTGGGCGGTCGTATGGGAAATGTTGGGAACACGGAACTTTGGCGGGCGGTCAGATGCAGTGTGACGACGCCGCTCGACAGTCGGCCGCCTTTCCGTGGAGTTCGCGAGGGGGGGGCCGCCCGCGCCTCCCCGGCCCGCCGGTATTGATGTGCCGGCCCGCCGCCACGCCCGCCCCTGCCGCCCTTTGATGCGCCCTGGTCCCCATCCGTGGCCCCCGGCAGCCCCGGCACCCCTGCCGCCCGTCAGCGTGGCTCTCAGGGGCGCATACGAGGGGCAGCGGGGCGGAGTCTCACCCGGTCAACGACCCTCACCCATCAACGCATCAGCATCCGCCGACACGTAACCCCGCCGTCTACGTGTCACCCATGCCCGGTGTAGACACGTAGGACACGGGTCGCGGCGATGCTGTCCAGCTGCTGGCGCGCAGGGCTCCAGCTGCACCCAGGGCGCAGTTATTCCCTCCCCCGAAGGCCTTCCCCGCCCGAGGTGCCACGGTTCGCGGCTTTGATGTGCCGGCCCGGTCAGGCCATGCACCGGGTACGCCTCACGCGTTCCCCATCGGTGGCCCGTTTGGGGTATGGCATTCCTCGCCCGGTCGGCGTATGGTTGTCGCGGGGGAGGGGAGGCACGCCCGCGACAGTGCCCGCATCAGGAGGTCAACCCCGGTGGCTCTATCGAAGCTCTCAGCGTATGAGGGTCCTTGCGCGTCCTGCGGCGCGGAGGTCCAGCCCCATCCGACACGGCCCGACGTGTACATCCGGCGGCACCGCGCCACCGAGCCGGTCCCGAGCGACACCACGATCGAGGATTGGATCTTCGACGTGTCCCTACCCGAGGCGACCGACGGCTGCACCTGCGACCCGGACGGCTACTGCGAACACGGCCACGCGTCGTGGCTCCTCCGGCTTGGGCTCATCTAGCCATGAGCACGCATCCGTACATCGACGAAGGCGAGAGCACCTGTTTCCGTTGCGGCGAGCCGCACGGCGCCCCGGTCCACACAGCCACCCCGCCGCCCGTCGCCACGTCCGCCCGCTGGCCCCGGCCGCTGGGCAACTTCACCACGGCCGATACCCATACGGTCCGGCCCGAGGATCCCACCCGCACGGCTTGCGGCCGTGCCGTGGTGGAGACCTTCCCGGGCCATTCCTACGTGTCCTGTCACGCGTGCCGCCGGTCCGTCCGGTGGCCCGTGGCGTACTAGCGCCTGGGTGCATCAATGCCCACCCATGTTGTCCTGCAGTCGCGGGACTCGAAGCTAACCAAGGAGCCGCGCCGTCGCCCGGTCGCGGCCACCTACCGAGGGTTCACGTCCTGCGGGCCGTGCCCGATCGCCCGTATCTGCTATGCGGCGGGGAGGATCGAGTCGAACGCCCGCAAGGGATCGGACGACCTCGCACCCCTCGCCGCCCTCGCCGATACCCTGCCCACGGGTGGCGCTATTCGCCTCAACGTGTCGGGGGACCTGTTCAACCCCGACGGCACCCCGGACCGGGAGTACATCGACGCCGCGTCGGCCCTCGCCGGATCCCGGCCCGACGTGTCGGCATGGACGTACACCCACGGGTGGCGCGTCCTCCCGGCGGACCCGGTCCCGGGTGTCGTGGTCAACGCATCATGTGAGACTGCCGCCGATATCGAGGCTGCAGCCGCTGCAGGGTGGCCCACGGTCGTTGTCGATGCCGGTGGCCCCGAGTCCCTAGTGGGCCGCACGATCGCGGGCCGCAAGGTCGTTACGTGCCCTGCAGCCCTCCCCGGCTCCACCCGGGATTGTGAGTCCTGCCGCCTGTGCGCCCGTGGTGCCCGTCGGTCCACGGTCGCCTTCCCCACCCACGGATCAGCGGGCAAGGCGCAAGGCGCGGCCCTGCTGGCAGCCATCCGCGCCGAGCCAGGGAGCATCAAATGACCGAGACCGCAAGCCCGACCTACGAGGAACTGGGCATCTACCCCGACACATGGGCGTGCATCGCCGTGGGAATGTCGAAGCGGGACGCCGCCGATTACCTGTGGCGCCTCGCCCTCGCGGGCGTGCCCGCCGTCCTCGCCCTCGACGCGGACGGCAAGCGCTGGCACGTCGCCATCGCCGGGGGCCTCAAGGCATCGCCGAAGGCATGGCTACTCAGCATCCGCCCCGACGATGACCCGCCCGTCAAGTGCCCGGCCGATGCCCGGGGCCAGCATGTGCGCGGTGGTGTCGGCCCGTGCCAAGAGGAGTGGTGCAGCGCACCGTCCGGCCACACGTCGTGGCACGTCGCCAAGGACTGAGCCCTGCGGTCCGGGCCGGCACATCAAATCCGGCCCGGGGCGGAGCGCATCACCCTTTGATGCACCCAGGAGGTCAACCACCATGGATCAGGACGTAGTCGCGATCATCCTCGCGGTGGCGTTCGTGCTGTTCGCCGCCATCATGGTGCGGCTGGAGATGGAACTGTGAGCCGATCGCCGCAGATGTCCAGCCTCATGGCGCAGTACGGGGTCACCACGGAGCGCGCCCTCACCCGCGCCATCGCCGCCGAGTACACCCGGGAGACCGGGGAGCGGTGGACGATCGCCGACGCGGCGCTCCTCCTCGACGGCATGCTCGAGGCCGAGTACCAGCGCATCGAGGGGGGCGCGTATGACCGCTCCCCGGTCAACATCGACGCCGATCGCATCACCCCGGTGGAGCCCCGCGACCCGGTCGAGGTCTACGGGACGTTTGAGCATGAGCAGTGGCTCATCGAGATGGAGAGGCACGAACGATGAACGCCGACACCAGCATCCCCACGCCGTCCCGGTTCTTCCGGTCTCGCGGCGAACTCTACGGCTACGTCCCCGGCTGGAACGGCGAGCCCGTCGAGATCGGCGAGCGGTGCGTCGTCTACGGGCTGGGCCAGTGGCGCGAGGCCGTGGTGGTCAAGGTCACCAAGGGCTACGTCTACGGCCAGTATCGCGTCGCATCGTCCGACCGCTGGTGGGTCGGCAAGGGCTCGCGCACCGGCATCAACGGCACCAACCTGTACGTGCGCCCGCGATGATCGCGACCCGGACCCCCTGCCCGTGCGGCCCTGCCTCACGGGTGGGGGGGTTCCCCAACCATCACCCCGATGGCGGCTGCGACGGGGAGGCCTTCGACGGTCTCCTCTGCCGCCCCTGCGCTGATGTCGTCTGGGCAGTGCTGGACTCCCCGGCCAACCTGACGGGGCGAATAGATGCGCCCAGGCGATCGTCCGCCACTCCAGCTCCCCCGGACCCTGAGCGCGACCGGCGCGAGGCCGAGGCGATGGCGTACATCTCCGAGTACCGGGGCACCTTCGGCCTGATCCTCGACCTCAGGGCCGACAGGCGCATGGGCACCAAGTACATGCATCTGTCCGATCGGCAGATCGATGCCGTCCTCGCCTCGCGGGATCGGGAGGCGCAATGGGCGCGGGAACGCGCCGCCAAGCAGGAGGCTCGCCGTGAACCCTCGCCAGCGCAAGGTGCAGGACTGGCGCCACAACCCTCGACCGGGGCGCCCGTGGACGGCCCAGTCACCGAGGATGGCATGTACCTCGACCCCGACGGCACCATCTGGAAGGTGCAGCGGGCCATCGCCAATGGCTCAGGGAACCTGTACGCCAAGCGTCTGGACCCTGCTGACCGATCGTTCGTCTACACCCCGGGAGCCATCAGGCGCCTCAGGGCATCGTGGCGCATGACCCTCGATCAGGCCAAGCAGTACGGGAGCCTGTACGGGTTCTGCGTCCGCTGCGGGCGTGATCTCACCGACGAGTACTCGATCGCCAACGGGATCGGCAAGGTCTGCGCTGGCAAGATGTGACGGCCCTTCCCATGGGGCGTATGATCAGGGCCTGACACGCAGCACGGAGGTCAACCGGCAATGTCGTCCTTCATGACGACCACCTATGTGCCCATCGAGGGCACCGACCAGATCGTGGAGCACGTCGCCCACGACATCCCCGACGAGGACTGCGTCTACCGCATGGACATCAGCGTCGATCACGGGCGCGAGTGGGTGTCCAACGGCATGCGCTGGCGCGAGCAGTCCGACGCGGCCCGCTGGACGCGGGACCTGACGTACCGCTGGTTCAGCGTGACCGATGCGCGCATCGTCCGGTGCGCCGATGAAGAGATCGTGGAGGTGATCCTGTGAGGACCCGCGAGCCCGTGACGTGGAAGGTGTTCGTCGCGGCTGGCACCCACGGCGGGGACGGCGACATCCCGGCCCTGTTCGACATGCTGCGCTACGACGCGGCCACCGTGGTCAGCTGGGACCGGGACAAGGACCCCCGCGACCGGGACGGCTGGACCCTGACCCTGCGCAGCAACGTCTTCACCCCCGAGCGGTGGCGGTCCTTCGGCATCCGCCCGGAGATCGTGAGTCTGGGCTACTGATGTCCTGCGGTCCGTGCCGGATTTGATGAGCCGGCACGGGGCGGAGCACACCAATAGATGTGCCCAGGCGATGGAAACGGAGGTCAACCGTGGCATACCTGAACGTGACCAGCAGCGTGGAGCGGGACACGCACATGAGTCACACCGATAGGCCGCACCCCGAGCCCCAGTACAGCCGGATCGTGAACCTTGAGGTCGGCCCGATCTGCCTCATGCTCTCCGGCAACACCGAGGCTGAGACAAACCACAACCTCGTCAACCTCCTCGACCATGTCACGACCCTGCTCGCGGCATCGTCGGCACGCCTCAAGGCCGAGGCTGCACCCAAGGGGCGCGTCAGGGCGAACACAGACGCGGATCCCTTCTACAGCCCCGAGGACGTGGCTGCCACGCTCGCCGCCCACAAGGCGGAACAGTCATGACCCAGCCCGTCGCCATCTTGGGTGGCATCGAGGAACTGCGCCAGCGGTGCCTCCTTGGCCACGACCTGTTCTCGATCATGCTCGCGGGCGGCATGGCCCGGTCAGGCAAGACAATCGACCTCCGGGGCGACACATGGTCGATCTGGAACGACATCGATGACACCGCGCAGGATCTCACCGACGCGGAACTGTGGACCGAGTCGCACATCGGGGAGGCCCTCGACAAGGGGGCCCTCCTCGACCTCATGGGCAACAACGGCATCGTCCACGTCAAGGATCGCGGCTGGATCGCCCTCGACGTGTTTGAGGCAGAGGCTCGCGCCTCATGGGAGGCCGCTGCCGCCGAGGCGCGCAAGGACGACGGCCCGCTCGTCTACCGCATCCACGCAGCCCCCGGCTCCATCCGCATGGGCGAGGACGCCGACGCGGACTGGGAGCCAGCCGACCCGTCGCTGGTGCTGGAGCCCTGCGAGATCGGTCCCCACACCGTGGCCTCGATCGACATCGCGGCCGTCTGCAGGGGCTTCCTCGCTCCCTACGGTGGCGAGAGGTGCAGCCACGCAGCCACCACATCCATCGAGTTGACCATCGAGGACATCGACCAGATGGTCGCGGCCCTGCTCGCGATCAAGGAGGACGCCATTGCCAATCGTGGCTTCGCTCTGGGCAAGGACGGCTACTGGACGAACGGCGAGGAGTGACATGAGGCAAGGCATGACCGGAGACACCATGTGGAAGCGCCAGCGGCGCATCCTCAACGCCGCCACGCTGGTGGGCGAGACCTGTGGCGAGGCCCTGTGCGAAGCGTCCTTCACCTGTGATGAGGCAGAGGCCATCGAGGCCCTGCTCGTCGCCTGTGGCAACGATGTCTGGGCCGGGGAGTTCCGGCTGGCCCACGTCGAGGCCGACACCGACGACGAGGACCGCCACCACAACGGATGGGAATAGATGTCCCCAGGAGGTCAACCGATGAGTCGCAACGACGACATCAACCACGCCATCGAGTTCTACATCATCGAGGTGGACTACCTCCTCAAGTTGCCCGACTACAGCGAGGAGGACAAGGCCAGAATGCTGGCCCGGGCGCAGCGGCTCGCGGAGCCCCATCCCACCCACAGCATCAGCCCCGACACCGACGGGGCGTGGGAGTGCGACTGCGGGGCCGAGGGTGGCGACGTGTTCGATCTCGCCAGCCACTTCAACGAGGCTGCCCATCTCACCATGCGCGACGACCCCGTCGCGATCATCGACAAGCACATCCCCTCGATCACCGACGAGATGGACGAGGACCCCGACATGCTCCCCAAGGACGACATTGGGGACTACTGCGGCGACCAGCGTAAATGCGCCTGTGGTCGGCACATCGACGGCTACTACGACTTCATGGATCACCTCAAGGAGGTGCTGGCGTGATCCGCCAACTCGACACATGGGTGCTCACCGCCGAGTGGTTCGACGGTGATGCCCTGCGGCACGGCCATGCGTACTTCGCCACCAAGCGTGACGCCATGGCTGTCGGCCGCCACCTCAAGGCCGAGGGGCCCGAGGAGTTCACCTTCGTTGTCGAGAAGGCAGAGCCATGGGAGTCATCCCTGCGCACTGGCGTGGCCATCGAGGCCATGGCCTACCACACAGGAAAGGAGTGGGACCTGTGATCAACAACGCCCAGATCACCACGTACTGGATGGTCTGCGGCTGCGTCATCCAGACCGGCCAGATCGCGACCGACGACAAGGAGGAGGCGCGGAGGTTCGCCACAAACCACGCCAGCCAGATCATCAACGACCCGGTGGTGAGCCGCATCCAGCACAAGCCTGGGAGCAGCAATGCCCACCCGGTGATCCTCGTCACCGTGAGGCCGGCACATCAAATCTGCGACCGGGGACTCCTCCACCCAGCGAGCTACGTCAGCCAGGGAGCATCAAATGCCTGAGATCCAGCCGCGCACATCCACCATCCACTTCGGGATCATGGCACTGCGGGGCGCCCGTCAACTGCCCATGGGCTGGAACAGCAACCTCGACTCGTTCCTCGTCTGGGGCGAGACCGGGGAGGACGACCACACCGTCCATCTCACCTATGAGACCCCCTATCTCCACATGAGCCGCGTCAAGCCCATGATCCCGCTCCTGCGAGCACAGGTGGAGAAGATCAGCCTGTTCGCGGGCGAGAGGCTCATCGACTACGTCGTGGTCACCGACACCGAGGACTGGGCCGAGGCCCAGTGGGTGTGGCTCCTCGACGGCACCATGAGCGCGGACGGAGGCCGGGTGTGAGCACCTGTTGGCTCTGGGAGAACGGCTGGGCCACCGTGGACGAGCACGGGACTCTCGCTGGCTACATGGACGGCGGCGAGGAGCAGGAGTACGAGTGCCGCACCCTGCGCGGGGACGACATCTGCTTCGTCCACTTCTACACGCCCGGCACATGGCGTCATGCCGACTTCTGCAAGACGCCATCCGGCCATCCCGGCGACTGCTGGGAGGAGAACAACCGGGTCCTGGGGATCAAGCCCGGACCCGCCATCACCATCGTGGACGTGTCCACGGGCAGGAAGGAGGAGGTCTGGTGAAAGCGCAGATCCAAGTGCCCCTGCGCGTCAGGGCCATGGCGATCGTGGAGGACATGCGCGTCGTCCGCATCAGCGTGTGCCACTACGAGTGGAGCCTCGACGAGGACGACGACAGCATCGGTTGCTACTTCGTGGACGACGAGGGACGGCGCCCAGAGCGCGACGTGAACATCACCGAGCCCATCAGGCAACTGGTGGAGACATCGGACGAGATCGCCGACTACGACCACTGGGACGTGGATGTCTGGACGCTAACGGAGGACCAGATGAACCTCTGGCCCTGACACGGGCCCACATCATCCGCTAGCATGGCGGGGTGACACCCCGTCACACATGGAGGTCAACTAGCCATGGCGTGCAACCGCTGGATCACCGTGACCACCGACAGCGTGGTCACGGTCCACACCACCCCGATGTCCTACGACGACATCAACAAGGCCGTCGGCGGCTGGATCGAGGCTGTGCCCACTACGGGTCAGGTCACCATCTACTGCAACGAGGAGGGGAAGCTGACAGGGCTCCCCTTCAACCAGATCGCCACGGCGTTCGTGCGTCCGTTCATCGACGACGTGATCGTCGGCAACGTGGTCTTCTGCGGCCCACCAGACGAGGAGGGTGACGAGACCGATGTCCCGTGGGACGTGGAAGCCATCCTCACCAAGGCGGTGCAGTGATGCTTGGTCCCGATACGTTCGCGCCTGTCGTGGTGCGCTGGTGGCACTGCGTCCCCTGCGGGGCCACCAACGACAGCGAGCGCTCCTGCTGCATCTGTGGCCGGCGCAGGGAGGACGCCATTGATGCCTCCAGGTGGACGTTCACCCTCGATGCCGTGGTGGCACAGGCGAACCCCCCGTGCCTCGCGTGCGGCGAGGAGATCATCTCGCTCAAGGGGCCGAAGAACGACCCCTACCTCTACCACGTCGGCTGTTGCGACCACCCGACGGTCGATCTCGCCATGAGCGACATCGACCCGGCCCGAGAACTGCTCGACGTGGGCACCTGCACCGACTGCGGGGCGGGGGTGTACCTAGAGCACGACGAGGACAGGGTCTATTGGGAGGTGATGTCATGACCGTGATCAGCGTCGAACCGTGCCTGTGCGTGGACTGCGACGACCCGTGCATGGCATCACCCACGGGCAAGGGCTACTGCCAGGACTGCTGGACGAACCCTGATCCCTACAGCGAGACCAATCGCGGCGAGTGCCACGACACCCACCCGAGGGAGTGGCACTGCCGCTTCTGTGGCGCGGGCGCCAGCACGCCCCACTGGGTCCGCTGCCCCGCATGGGGCGCAACACCGGAGGTCAACCATGCCTGACGAGGCACCGCGCCGCTTCTGGCGCATCACCTTCTGGACGAGCAACGGCATCGAGTACCGCAGGTACGTCAAGTGCCCCTACCTCGTCGAGGCCGACGAGCCCCACGGGGGCCGGAAGTACCGCCGTCCCCTTGTGCCCGGTGACGCCGACTACCCCGACACCATGGTCGCCATGACGGCCGACCTTGGGGCCCTGGAGTGGGACCGCGCCATCACCAGCTACCGCGTCACGCCCGTGCCCCCCGAGCGCATCGCGGCCATCCGCGACAAGGCCGTCCGCTGGCGAGAGGTGAGGCAGTTGATCGCATGAGCCTGATCCTCACCCTCACCATCATCGGCCTGATGGCGGCTGTCTTCCTGATCATCACCAAGCCCGGCCACGACCGCCGGGAGAAGGAGTTCCACGACTACGTCGACAACTACCTCAACGACATGGAGAAGGCGAACCAACCGTTCGAGGACGCACTGCTCGCGGCCCTGACAGAAGAGGAGGAAGATGGCGAAGAAGACGTTCCAGCAGATCGCGATTGAACTGGGTGTGCCGTACTGCGGGGGGATCAACAAGGGGTTTCGCTGCTATCTGGAGCATGACCTCAATGGCTCCCTCGTGGACGGCACGATCCACCTCACCGACCGCAACGGATACAGGGCGAGCACGACGGCAGCACTCCTCTCGATGGCTGCTCGTATTCGTGATCCATCTCTGGACGCTGATCTTCCGTGGCGTCGTGTCTACCGCGTATCGATCGCTGCTCGCGGCCTGGCGGCAGAAATCCACGTCCGCCTCCCCCGGGAGGTCTGGGACTTCAACCGGGCCTTCGTCAAGGCTGGCGTGGCCGGCCTCTCCAACGATGTACCCCTTCGGAAGCAGGCCTACGACTGGGCCAGAAGATGAGACCAGGAGGTCAACCGTGCCCGTAACAGCAGGAACCGCCATCCTCAACTGGAAGAAGCCAGACCCCAGACTCAAGGACCGTGATGCCGAGGTCGCACGCCTTGCCTTCGTGGAGGGGCTGGGCCAGAAGGAGATCGCCGATCGGATCGCGGCCCAGGGCTACTCACCCGTCACCCCTGACCGGATCGGCCAGGTACTCAACGCGCACAGCGGCAGGGACCGGATCATCCGCTTCCTCGCTCAAGCCCCCGAGAGCCAGGTCTTCACCTCCAAGGAGATCGCCATCGCGCTCTCCATCGACATCGCACGGGTGCAGTACGTCCTCGACGGACTGCAGAAGAAGAACATCGTCTCGTTCCGGGACGTGCGCAACGGCCCCGACTCCAGCGACCACAAGACCAAGATCGACATCCACCTCACCAGACGCGCCCGCCACAGCAGGATCGTCATGAGCGCAATGGGCCACCCGCCCGCCGGGTCCATGCCCGTCGCTGCAGTGGTCAACGCCAAGCCGGGGATCGAGGAGCCCATCGACCACCCGGACATCGCCACGATCTTCGAGGAGCCGCCCCCTGTGGGCCCGCAGCCCGGCGAGTCGGGGCCCGGATCCGACGAGGACTGGGGACCCACGGTCACGGAGCAGCCTACGGTCGTCCTGCCGTGGTTCAAGGGCAGCCTGGGCGGCTTCCCCGTGATCCGCGACCTGCGCGACCGGGCCATCCGCGCCCAGAAGCTCAACGCCGCCGCCAGGATCCTCGAGGAGGTGGGCGAGGACGACATGGTGCTCGCCCTCATGGCGAAGACCGAGTTCAGCGGCCTCGAGGCCGAGGTCATCACTCTCCTCCGTCACTTCGGGGAGATCGAATGACCGTCAAGCTCACGATCGAGATCACCACCCCGATCACCAAGAAGGACCACAACGTCCTGCGCAACGCGACCATGGCCCTGCTCTCGATCGCCAACGAGGAGATCGGGATCATCACGCCACCTGACGACGCGGAGGGGCCGGTGGAGGAGCCGGTCCCGCCCGCGACACCGAATGGAGGGGTCAACTGATGCCCGACAACGGCCAGCAGATCTACCTGCTGAACCTGCGCTACGCCATCGACACCGCCATTACCTACCCGTCCAAGAGGAACCGGGAGGAGGCCCTGGCGATGATCGAGCGCCACCCCGAGACCTTTCGATCGAGCCACGTCCAGCACAACCTGGGCAAGCGCCGCAAGGACTGGATCGCGATGCACCAGACCTACGACACCGCCATCAGGAAGGCGGACATCACGACGT